TCATGGAAAACGACATTTACCACTTTAGAGCCTATAATAGATGGATTCATATTGAATTCTAGTTTATATGGGTTGCTAGATACCAATACGCTAAGTTACTAAGGAGAAAAATGGCTAAACAAACCTTCACGACTGGGCAGGTACTAACAGCTGCTCAGATGACTTCATTACAACAGACCGCTATGTTAGGTGGGGCTGCATCAGCTAAGGTTGCAAGTTATACATTAGTGGCTGCAGATGCTGGTAGTGCTATTTCAATGAGCAATGCAAGTGCTACAACCATTACAGTTAATACTGCATTATTTGCAGCTGGTGATACAGTACAAATAACAAATCTAGGTGCAGGAGTTTGCACAATTACTGCTGGCACAGCCACAGTTAATACATCTTCATCTTTAGCTTTAGCACAATATGAGAGTGGCACGCTAAATTTTACTAGCACATCTGCTGCTATATTTATTAAGGGTGCTGGTGCTGCTGCTGGTGGTGGTAGCGGTAAAGTTTTGCAAGTAGTTACAGGAACAACAACAACAGCCGTCACATCAACATCTGCAAGTTTTGTTGATACTGGATTAACTGCATCTATTACACCAACATTAAGCACATCAAAAATCCTAGTAATTTTGACTCAAAACTTAATTATTACTCAGTCTGCTGGAATTTCAAATAGTCAATTAGGGTGCTTTACTAAATTGCTTAGAGGTGCAACAACTATTTGGGGTAGTGCAACAACCGAAAGTATGTATTTTTATATTGGAGCTAATAGTCAGCCAAAAGAAATTGGTGGAAACATAGCATTAACTTATTTAGACTCACCTGCAACCACCAGTTCGACTACATACAAAACTCAAGCCGCATTAGATGGATCAACCGCTAATAATCAATTAAACTTTCAGTATTTATCAGCAGGATCACAAATTATTTTAATGGAAATAGGAGCATAAACATGGCAACTACAACTGATGTTATTAAATACTTAAGACCTAATGGTGGATGGGTTATTACTGATAATGATTTTACTACCATTGTTTATGATGATGGTGTTAAACCTATTACTAAACAAGAACATGATGATGCATTAAAAATTGTCGATAAAGTAAAAGCGGATAAAGAAACAGCACAAGCAACTGCTAAAGCCGCTTTGTTAGCAAAACTTGGCATTACAGCTAAAGAAGCAGAGTTATTAAATGCCTAATACATCACAAAAAACAGTAACAACCACAGCTACATTATTGGTTACGGCCAATAGAGCAGATCAAACAGTTTATCTTCATTCATCATCTGGCATTATCTACATTGGCAATTCAGATGTGACCACATCTACTGGATACCGCATGGATAATGGCGATAAATTAACTTTACAGTTATCTGATAATGAATCCCTTTACGGTATTACTTCTGCTGGTACTGCAACAATGATGGTAATGGCAACAGTAAATTGACACCTTGGTTATGCAAGGCTGGTGTACAGCTGAGGGAGCAGATCGATGATTGGTACCCGGATCGGGATCGTAAAAGTGATGGATGGGTGGGTGATAGTCGCCATTCCGCGAGAATCTCTGATCACAATCCAGACATCAATGGGTGTGTCCGAGCCATTGATATTGATTCTGACCTGGGTACACAAAAAGGGCTCTCGCTGTATCTTGCTGACCAGCTCAGGGATCATGCGGAAACCGATAAACGCATATCTTACATAATTCACAAAGGTAAAATAGCAAGTCCAAAGGCTGGATGGGCATGGCGTGATTACAAAGGTATCAACATGCACGATCACCACATCCACATTAGCTTTAGCAAACTGGGCGATCAAGACAGTACATATTTTCAGATTCCACTTATAGGGGGAAAAATTGGCTAGTACATATAACATTTTAGTAGATCAGGGTTCAACTTATACCCTTGCTGTTACATATAAAGATTCAAGTGGCACAGCAATTAACCTAACTGGTTACACAGCAGCCATGCAGTTAAGGGAAAACTATGATTCAGCAACTGCAGTTTTGTCTTTGTCAAGCCCATCAACTGGAATAGTGATTACAGGTGCATCTGGTTTAGTAACTATTACCATGTCGGCTACACAAACTGCTGCTTTATCGGCAGACACTTTCTTGTACGATCTAGAAATTGCATCACCTGCATCTGTTAAAACTAGATTGATTCAAGGCGTGGTGGTGGTATCAGCTGAGGTAACCAAATGAGTGAGACTTTAACGGTAACCGAAGTTGTTAATACAGTAGTTGTAACACCAATAACAAATACTGTTGAAGTTGCAAGTGTTGGAGCGCAAGGCGCCACCGGAGCAACAGGTGCAAAAGGCGATACTGGCGCAACAGGCTCAACAGGATCAGCTGCAACAATCGCTGTCGGAACTACATCTACTGGAGCCGCAGGTACTTCCGCAAGCGTAACCAATGTAGGCACTTCATCTGCCGCAACATTTAATTTTATTATTCCACAAGGAACTGCTGGCACAAATGGTACAAACGGTACTAATGGCACTAACGGTACTAATGGCGCAACAGGTGCTACAGGTGCTACAGGCGCTACAGGCGCAACAGGTTCATCAGGTGTTGTAACAGTTAATGCACCACTTACAAACGCTGGCACTTCAACAGCTGCAAATCTTTCAGTATCTACTGGCACAACATCTGCTGCGGGTGTTCTTCAATTAACAGACTCAACATCAAGTACAAGTACGAGTACTGCGGCTACGCCTAATGCGGTTAAGACTGCTTATGATTTAGGAAATAGTCAAGTAATGCCATTTATTTCTGGATATTATTATCATGGTTCAGCACAGGCATCAACGGCAACTGCTGCTGGAGTGTTAAATAACACTTATTACGCGCCATTCTTTATACCAACTACTACTACTTTTGACAGAATCACCATTAGAAGCGGAACAACATTTTCGGGTACTGCATCTGTTCGTCTAGGAATTTACAATAGTTCAGGTGGAAAACCTACAACTGTACTTGTCGATGCTGGAACAATTTCAGTGACCGCAGCCAATACAGTTTATTCAATTACAATTAGTCAGCAATTAACTCCCGGAATCTATTGGTTGGCATCTAATAGTCAGACCGCAGCTACACTGAATACTTATGTAGGAATGAATGCAAGTAATGGTTCATCCTATACAGGTCAGCCTTTTAACGTTTCATTACTTCAAGCTAATCAATTTTTCTACCAAATTTCTGTGTCTGGTGCTTTTGCAACTGCCGGATCATTAAACGATGGAACATTTGCAGCTGGCCCCATGGTATTTCTAAGAGCGGCATAATGAAAATTATTACTTATGGCATTGGCGGCTTTGACCCATCCAAGCCAAACAACAACATTGTCGAGGAAATCGACATTCCAGATGAGGAGCAATAATGAAACTGACCAATAAACAAAAATCAGCAATCAAATCATATTTGAGAGCTGTAGCAGCCTCTGGAATAACTGTGGCATTAGCCATTGTGGGAGATGTTAAGCCTGAATATGCAGTCATGCTCGGTGCGTTAATTGCTCCACTAATCAAAGCCATTGATCCTACTTCTGGTAAAGAAGCTGATTATGGTATTGATGCGAAATGACACCCAACGATTGGGTCGCGTTAGCCGTTGGTGGTTGCGCAATCGCAAGCAGTTTATTACTGGCTCTACGCTGGGTTATTAAGTCTTATCTGGCTGAACTTAAACCGAATGGTGGCTCATCAATAAAGGATCAAATCAATCGACTTGAAAAGCGTGTCGATGATTTATTTATTTTGATTAGTAAGTCATAATTTTAATATGGCGAACACACGCAAGACTCCTAAACGCAAGAAGATCAACAGGCGTACCGTTCGCCATTCTCCTGAGCCGTTAAGTAAGTTAGATCAACACTACACGGCATTGCACGAATGTTATAAAGCAGCTCGGAAAGCAGGGTTTACACCTGAACACGCCTTCTGGTTAATGACCGAGCATAAGACTTTTCCTGATTGGATCGTAGGCGATGGCGGAATCATTCCTTCCATAGATCCAACTGACGATGAGGATAACGATTAAGCGATATTTAGTTATCAGCGATCTTCAAATACCCTACCAACATGAAACGGCCGTAAAGAATGTTATCAAGTTTGCGAAACGCGAGAGATTTGATAGCGTACTATGCGTTGGTGATGAGATTGACTTTCAAACCATTAGTCGATGGGCTGAAAAAACACCTTTGGCTTATCAACAAACTTTGGATGATGATCGTTCGGCAACTCAGGAGATCCTCTGGGCTCTAACCGAGCATAGTAAAGAAGCTCACATCATTAGATCCAATCACACGGATCGCTTATATAACACCCTACTTAAAGTACCTGGCTTAATTAGCCTTCCTGAACTGCAATATGCAAAGTTCATGGATTTCGAATCAATGGGAATTACATTCCACAAACAATTCTTTGAATTTGAAAAGGGTTGGATATTAGCCCATGGAGACGAAGCAAACATTAGTTCCAATGCTGGACAGACTGCCCTTAATTTAGCCAAGAGAGCAGGTAAGAGCGTTGTATGTGGTCATACCCATAGATTAGGCATGTCAGCCTACTCAGAGGGCTTATATGGGGCTTACAGGCCTTTATATGGCATAGAAGCAGGCAACCTTATGAACCGGGCAAAGGCTAGTTACACAAAAGGCCTTGCAAACTGGCAGATGGGCATAGTTATCCTAGATTGGGATGGCAAGAATATGACACCAACATTGATCCCAATAAACAAAGATGGTTCATTCACAGCTCTAGGCAAATCATATGGAGTGTGAAAGCGACTATATCGAGCGCACGATTGATGATCATATTGATGCGTTTGAGGCTCTTAGCGTTATCTAATCGTTATAAGACACGCCAAAAATAAATTCCCAAAGGTCATTGCTTTAGGTCATACTTTATGTATTCCACACAAGGCGTGTGGATAGATAAGGGCTAACAATGTCACTTAAAGAAGCTGGACTATGGTGGGTAGCAACCATGATGGGAATGCTATCTCTGTACTGGGTATATGAAAATGCAAAAACTGTCTCCTATTGGAGAGGCCGTCATGATGGGTGGACAATGCACCGCAGAATGATAGAAAACAAAATCGATGCCGACAACAACTGAGAAGCTGTTTAGTGAAGTCATTAGTACAATCCAAGAGCGCGGTGCGGTCTATGGACATCCAGCGATCAATCACAAAAGAATT